CGGGCAACGATTCGGCATTGAAACTCACCGCACATAACCCCATGACTGGCTACGAACAGCAGCATGACGGGACCATTGTTGTGGGTATTGAGCAGCTAACCGTGCAGATTCAGATTCCAGTCTTTCCTTACGCCGCCCCATAAGGTCTCTGAAGGACGCTGAGATAGCTCCGGGGGGTACCTCTGCGCCCATACGTGACGTGCCCTGTGCGTCAAGGAACTCACGTCTGATGGGACGTGTAGTCATCAACGCCATAGCCGCACCCAAGGGTGGCAGATCGTAAGCCGTGGCAGCTAGTCCTGTTGCGGAACGAGAAGTAGTGCCATCTGTTATAGAGGTAAGAGGTGACTTGTATAAAACTCGTACTGTTTTACCGGGAACAGCGCCATCATAAAGAATCAAAGCATTGCCACTGGTAAACGAACCAGTATCACGATCTCGTTTGAGTCGCCACGAAATTATTTCGGGCTCGTTAGCTAAAGAACCAACCGCTGCATGGGTTACTTCATAAACAGAATCAACAACATTAGATCCAGTATTCAAGTTGTAGCCTGCTACTCCACCATTATAAGTAAATGTAGTAGTAAGCATCTGGAACATGCCATGAGCCGGGGATGAAATATCAGAAAGATCTGCATTGATAGCTGAAATGATTCGATGTGTCGGAAACTTAGGTGACACACGAACAATATCGTTGGCTACGTGAGTAGCAGCAGTCGAACCAGCGTATCCTCGCATAACCGAAATTGTCGTAGATGAAACATCTGTGACATACATCAACTCTGAATTAACTTCAACAACGACACCCTTAACAATCGAGTTTGCTATTCCCTGCACAACCATAGAAGTACCAGTGGTAGTAGTGGGTGGTGTGGTTATCAAATCGAGATCTTCGACATAGCCAGACAAAAGCATGTCACGAGTATCATCGATCCATATTTGGGCTGTCATTCTAAGATCTCCTGTAACTGGGATTCGGTTCTTTTACGGGTTGCATCTTGCATTATGTGTCCCGCTCCAACTTCGTGTTTACTTCCGGCGTGCTTTTCAAGATGGGCAGACCCGTCAATAGACGGTGGCTGAAGACCTTCAGATCGGAGTCGTTTGTAGGCCGCCATATCCCTTTCTTTGTTTCTTTCTTTAGTTTTAGTCCCATCCCAATCAATTTCTTTTCCATGATGCACCCCACGAGTAGGTGTAGCTGATGCAGCTATGTGCACTTCACCAAAATATTTACGGACAACTCCCATACACCCGTCACAATGACCACTATAAGTTTCATCAAATCCATGACGAATCTCATGTGATAATCCACAGTCAAGACAACGGTACACATATATGGGCATTAGGTTCCTGCTCCTACATCAATCGAATAACCATCAGCTATTAGTAATGCTATCTCACTAGCCGTAAGGTCTTTGGGTGATTCGTGACCTCCGTATAGCCAGCGAGTAACTGTTTTTGTATCGACTGGAAGATAGTTTTGTATTGACGTTCCATTAATAATAAACAAATTGTCGCCTCGTGCCCGTGGTTTGTAGTGACGCATCAAAGCGTAAGCAGCGGGAGTGGGGACATTACGCAACCCGACAGGGGGAACAATATCGGTTGTTGGGATAGTGAATAGTTCATAAATTGATTCTGACCCGACGGTGCTGGTACAAGCAATAGTGCCGGGAAAGATATGCCATTCCCGTGTCGGATCTGGGACAGCGCCGACACCGGTGATCGTTGCAGGCGTAATAATGTTGACACCCGTGATGGGATCAACGCCGCCGACACCAGCAATCGTGGCTGGAGTCATCAACGCCCCAGTTACGACCGTTGCGGCAGGCAAACTCGCTGTGGCAGCTATACCCGTGTCAACGTGAACGTAGTTAGCGTCAATATCGACAGCAGGAACAGCCGCTACAGCAGCAATAGTCGCCGGGCTAACCGTGATCGGTATTCCACCGGTCGCCGTAATCGAAGTGGTGACACCTACCGGGGCAGGAGTAGCAACAACCAGATAAGTGTTGCCAGATATAAGCGCTTGGCGATAGTCGTAACTGTTTCTATAAGCCTGCCCAGATTGACGATACTCAAACTGGAAATTAGTAGGGATGGTTGCTGTGGCCGCAATCGTCGCCGGAGTAATAGTTGTAGGCGTCCCATAAGCGACGCCTGATTCCCTATATTCGACCCCCGACTGACGATATTGCGTCACAGAACAATCTCATTTCTTAACTAGTAACTGATGCCGTTTCAGGATCGCCCACTTTTCGAGCAGCAACAGCCTTGGCAATAGCGATAAGCGCCGCAACTCCGGCGATCTTAAAGGAATCACTCCAGTCAGGTCCGGGTACAGCCATAGCTGCGGCCCATGCCTGAGCAAAGGTCGAAATTCCACGCTCTAATGAATCTTTAATAAAACGCTGGTTGAACAACTTCTTGTCTCCGTATCTGCATAGCCACCCAAGTCTTTGGACCAACTACGCCATCTGCAACAAGCCCTTTAGCTCGCTGCCATTGTTTTACTTTGGCGAGTGTACCACGCCCATATATTCCGTCGGCTAACGCTCCGACTACTCGTTGAACATGAACAACCGCTTGGCTACGTGAGCCTTTACGAAGGGTTCCGGGGAATAGAACAAGCCCGTCCTCTGGTTCTTTAGGTAAAGTCATTACAGGGATGCTTGTAACCATACGTCGTTGGATCATTCCTCGAAGTTCACTCATTGAGAATGAGGGATCTACCTTACGTGAAGTCCATTCTTTGTGACCTATCACGGCACAATCGGGATTCCATTTATGCCCGTCGCACAGAAAGGCGCACAAATCTACGAGTGCGTCCATCTGAGCCTCGGGTATATCTTCCCCCAACCCGTCATTAATAAGAGAAACACCTATTAAACGAGAGTTGGCGCTGATCTTACCGGCACTAGCAGCGTCACCAGTAACAGGATTGTTCTGCTGCATCCGTGTCAACACTGACTGTAAGCCACGACCAGCATGGTTAGCTTTAACATTACTAGCAGTTAACTTGACAATGGTACCATCACGTTTGATGATGTAGTTGTATAAAGGTCCGGGAACTTTGTTGACGCCACGTATACACATGGCGACTACGTTGTCGGGGTCTGCGTTGCGGTTGGAGGCGGTGTGGTGTACGACTATGCCGAAGGGTTTGAGTGGCCGTCCGGTAGTGACTTTGTTGGGGGCGTCTACGATGTTCATTTACTTGAACGGTGGTCCTGAGATCCAACCAACGAGGCTGTAACGGGTGCCTTTGGTGACTGGGGTGACTCGGTGCATGGTCCAACTCGGGAACACCGTCATCATTGACTGATCTCGCTTGGCTTTCATTGGTTCAGGTCCCCAGCAAAGTTCGAGGTCGCCGCCTTCGTAGTCGTCGGGGTCTGAGAGTTGGACAGTGAGTGAGAGTTTTCTTTGGCCGGTCATCATTCCGCTGTCAGTGTGCCAGTCATAGTGCTCGCCCGGTGCGTCGTAGCGAGTGAATTGCAGACCTTGGTCAAAGCCTGAAAGGTCGAAGCCCCAATATCGGGCGTTCATTTCGTTGACAATACCGGAAAGTTTCTGGAAGATCCATGTCGTAGTATCGTTCGGGAATAGGAACTGGACGAAGGAGTCTCTGATCTCCGTCGGTTGTTTGCCGCCGGTTCGTCCTTTGTCGAGATCGTTTGCTTCACCGATGGCGATGATGGCTTTAATTTCGGTGGGCGTGAACACGTTTTGCATCCATGCCCACTCCTCTTGGCGGTTGGGTTGCAAAGGCCAACCACCACCGCCTGTGTCGATTTTCTTTAGCGGTAGGAAGTCAAGGTCGAGATGGACTGGCTCCTCAGTCAAGTGAGCCATCGAATGCCTCTGGTACGAAATGGAAGAACGCTAGGTCAGCGGTGCCAGATGGGATGCGGTCCCGGTAGTGCCATTGATGTGTCCCTGAGTAGAGCACAGCGTCGTTGGGTTGCATTTCCACGGTAGTAAACTTCTGTTTGGCTTTGATCCGTTCAATGTCTTTGTCGTCTTTCGGGTACATCAAGTTTTTGCTCCCGAAGTTGGCCCTGTCCTTGTCGCTCATTGGGTCGCCGATGTAGATGGGCCACGGTTCTTTCCGGTCTTGTCGGATTAGATAGTCGATGGTGTAGCGACACTGGTCCCGATCTATGTGCAGAGGGCAAATGCCGTTGTCCTCGTACATCGACAGGAATGAGTAGGAGGGTTTGACCTTCTCACCAAACTGTTCGGAAGCAAAGTCGGTGAGTTGGTTGTGGAGATGTTGGAAGATGCTGACGTTGTGAGCGCAGCGTCGAGAGAAGACATCCTCGTCAAGAACCAAAGGAAGGAATTTGGTCCGCTGTTCAACAAACTCAACGAGAGTCTGATGGGCTTCCTCAGTGAATAACTGGTGAGCGACTTGGGTTAGCTCTCTTGTTTTGGTTGCACTCCACATGAGTTCCCTTCTTCGTCAAAGACTTCTTCGAGTTCGATCCACTCGCTGTTTTCTTGATCCCAAGACCACAATCCGCCGTCGGGTTTGGGTACTGGTGGAACCCATTGGAACCTGTCGTCAAGCACCCAGTTGTCGTACGGTTTCGGGTCAAGAAAGACATCGTTTTCGGGGTCGTAGGTTCCGCTAGGTCCGGCGTAGTTGGCGCGAATACTGTCGTTGTAGCTGGTCTGAAGCCACCTGCCTCCGAGAAGGTTCTCGCAGAAGGCGATGCCGATGGCTTCGACTTCGTTGCCTTCTTCGTCGGTGATGTCTTTGTTGTCGACCACGATGACTCGGAGCACGATGTTGTTGTCGTCTATTTCAGCGAAGTGAGCCATATCAACCTGCCGTCAAGTAGCGAACGATGACGATGCCTGAGCCGCCTGAGCCGTAGTTGGTACCTGTTGGAGAAGCTCCACCGCCACCAGCGCCTCTGTTGGCTGTTCCGTTGCCGCCGCTAGCAATAGGAGTAGCGCCGCCTCCGCCTCCGCCTGGACCTCCCGAACCGGCTCTCGGTCCGGGGCTGAAAATGCCGCTACCGCCGCCGCCGCCGCCTGCGTAGGTGACAGACGAGCCCGGATAAGAGTTAGCCAGACCTGAACCGCCAGCGCCACTTTGGACAGTGGTGTAATCACCGGGCTGCGTTCCGTTGCCGCCGCTACCGCCGCCGCCACCGCCGCCACCTGAGGCACTGTTGCGAGTTGGGTCTGGTTGGACACCGTTGCCGCCGCTACTGCCTTGCCCCCCTGTACCGCTTCCACCAGCGACCAGAGGAGGGACAGCGGAGCCAGAACCCGGAATAAACGCTGTGCCGCCTCCACCTGAGCCGCCGCTCGCTGCGACAGCGTAGGCATCACCGGGGTAGTAGGCAGGGAACGCTGCCCAGCCAGCATGACCGCCGCCGGTTGAGGTTGTGGGGCCAAATGATGAGTTGGTGCCGCTGCTGTTGTAGGCGGACGAACCGCCGCCGATGGTGACGGTGTAGTCGCCGACTTCGACTGCTATCCCTGTGGTCGCCTTTGCGCCGCCAGCGCCGCCCCCACCGCTGACAATCCAGTTTGAGGCACTCCAGCCGCCGCCTGCTGCTCCGCCAGCAACGACGAAGACATCAACGTCGCCTGCTCCAGCGGTCACCTCAAAGGTGCCGCTGCCGGTGAAGGTGTGGATCGTGTAATCACCTGACGTTGAAGTGGTGCCGCCCGTCGCTTCGATAGGAGCAGCGCCACCACCAGCAGCACCCAACAACGCAACTTTTTCAACCCCGAAAGGCATTAGCTCATATCCTGCCCAGCGACAAACCCATACCAAGTAGGTGTAGCGCCGCCATCAATGGTCATAAACGTAAGAATATCTATGTCGGCAGCCCCCGTACTTAATGTCGGTGCAGTACCGCCAGCCCATTTCACGAGAGTAGTAGCACCACTCACCTGAAACACGCCAGCACGAGAACCCGAACCGTCCTGAGTTAAAATCAGGGTAATGCTCGTACCGGCTTGAAGACCGGAAGCGGCAGGCAACGCAAAGGTCGCTGTCGCAGCATTCAAAGTCCACGTTTGGACGTTGCCGTTAGTCTCAGCAATCGCCGGTGTAGCACCAGTGTTCCCACCGGCGTACACGGTTTCGGAATAATCCTTGTGAGTAACCGCCGACATCACTTGGTCGGCACCAGTAACAGCACCAGACAAAGTGGCTCCGGCAAGAGTCATTGACGTAAGCGTCGAACCCCACGTAGTAGCAGAAGCACCAGTTCCTACAAGAACCTGATTCGCCGCAGCATTAGAGTCCGTATACCCAAGTTTCGTTTGCAACGCCACAACAGTTTTCGACAGATTCGTATGCAACAAATCGTGCTCGACGTTTGCTGCATCTAAATCCGTTGACGAGCCCGGTTGAGGAAACTCAATCGTTGCGCCGGGTGAAGCATTCGTATCATCAAGAGAGGTGGGATACCCGGTAGCTGGAATCGTCATGGTTTACTCCTACGGGGTCAAGTCAAGCGTAAAGATACCGCTTGCATTCCAAGTAATTTTGAACGTACCAGAGGTGGTAGAGAAATCTCCACCGAAGTCAATAGCACAAATCAAAGGCTTATTAGTGAGATCGTCGTCATAAATCACAGCGTAACGAGCACTCGTAATCGTGCTCGAAGTCCACTCCACATCCGCCGCATCCCAAGTAATTGTTCCCCCACTGGTAGCGAACGTGATAGAAGTCAACGACTCCCCACCAGCGGTGTAACCAGCTCCAGACACCTCGTTAGTCACATCAGTTTTGATGGAATGGGTGCTGTAGTTCGGTGTCCACGAAGCTGTCGTCAACATGCATTTGAAACGATCAGCAGTCGTGT